GTTCGGGGACGAGGGCGCCGAGTGTGTGAATGAGGGCGGGGTTCGTGCTGATCCGGTCGCGTGCCCATTCGGCGAGCCCGTCAGCGGTGGACCAGTCGTACAGGTCGGATTCGGGGAGACCGAGGTGCGCGACGAACGCTTTGGAGCGGATCGCGCCCGCAGTGTGCGCGTCCTTGGCTTCGTCGGTGATGTCGGGGTCCGCGGTCAGGCGGCTGGTGTCGTACCACAGGGTGTAGGCGTCGGTGTCAACCCCCGTGGTGGTGAGGATCGGCACGAACACCGCCTGGTAGATGGCGTTGCACAACACTTCCATGACAGGCGCGATATGCGATTTCACGTCGTCGTCGTCCAAGAATCTGGCCGACCAGTGGTTGCTGTTGGCGCCCATACCGAGGAGCCGCTCCGGGGTCATGTCGATGCCCCTGGCGAGGCGGGCTATCGCATCGTTGCGGATGTCGATAGCGGTGGTGGTGGCTTCTTTCGCGAACTCGACATGCACGATCTTGCCGAGGTGTTCGCCGGGTGCCGCCCCGACGATGGGCAGCACCGACGCCATGCTGTTGTCGTCGCGGTCGGCGACCTCAGCGGCCTGGACGAGCATCTTCTGCAGTGAGGCCGCGACCCGGCGGGTACCAGTGTCCCCGGCGGCGGTTTGGGTTTCGGGGAGCGACGCTTCGGACGGCACCATCAGCAACCCGTTGTTGAGGAGCCGGGACCGGTCCGCGTTGCGGATCTTCTTCGTGGCGCGTTCGATTTCGGCGCACACATCGAGGACACCCTGCACGGGGCTGGTCGCCAGGGTGGGGTCGTCGTCGTCTTCCAGCCACACCCGGAACATGGCGTCCTCGACGGGCGTGAAGTCGTGGAGGGTGCCGTCGGGGAGGGTGATCGTGACCGTCGGGCCGCGCCCACCCCCAGGCAAGTCCACATATTTGCTGGACTTTCTGATCTGCTTGTCGGACACCGCGAACCAGCGTTCACCCTCGGGGCGTTGCAGGATGCAGATATGCAGCTCGCCTGCGACGGTGAGGCACGCCACGGCCCGTTTGATCAAATGTTTCTGCCCGAGGGGACCGCCGGCGACCTGCCTGGTCAGGTTGACGACTTCCCGGCCCGCAAGGTCGTCGGGGTCGATGGAACCGGTCGGCAGCCCGGTGTCGGGGTCGATAGCTGAGGCGACGAGCCGCACCTGGGCGCACGCGTTGGAGCGCCACCGCACGAAGTAGCCGAGTTCGCCGACGGTTTTCCGGTACCGCCACGCGTCGTCCTGCCAGCGGGCCGAGTGCCCGGTGGTGGCCGAGAAGATTCGTGACGTGTCGGTGACGGGGGAGACGGCGGCGGTCACCGCGGCGGTCAGTGCGCGGGCCTGTCGGACAACACGCAGGTTCGGGGTGCTCACAAGGTGTCACCGTATCCAAGCTGGGTGTTTACTCGTCGTTGACGATGGTGAGGGGGTCGGCGACCAGCCTGTCGGACGCGCCGATCAGGTGTGATCCGGTGAGGGTGAGGATCGGGAACATCCACCACGACCAGTCGAGGATGATGATCACCGCGGGTGCTGTCGCGGCGCTCACCCAGAAACCGACGCACCAGGGGCAGCCGAGGAACTGCTGCCATGTGATCCAGGCTTTCAGCGCGCGGCTCGGTGGGGTGTCGGGGAGCGTGGCCTGCCCGGCGTGGATGCGGTGGGCGATCCGCAACCGGATCGGGTCGAACAGGGTGTCGTAGTTGATGGCGCGGGTGATGCGGGCCGCGGACAAAACCCAGAGCGTCAGGGTGAGGGCCACGAGTCCCATATCCATGCCGGGTAGCATACCGCCAACATTTCCGTTACGCCGGAACGGAACGGTTCTCCGACTGACGGTTCCGGCGGGTTTGGTCCCAGTCGCGGCGGCACTCGCGGCAGTATTCGCGTCCACCGTGCCGGTACACGTTGTACCCGACCTTCGGGTGCCTGCACCGCGGGAACACCGCCATCGTGCCGTCCAGGTGCGCGGCCACCACCTGGTCGAGCTGGGTTTCCATCCGCCGCAGGGTGCGGGACTGCGCGTCGAGGTCGATCCGCGCCAAACGGTACTCCAGTTCCATTTTCCGCAGCGCGTCGGCCAGGGACGCCTCCCGCCGCTGCGCCAGCAGGCACACATGTGTCATGTCGTCGGCGCGGATCGTTCGGACCAGGCGCAGCGAGCAGGACAGACGTTCCGCGATCTCTTTGGCTGTCAGCCCGGCCAGGGTGAGACCGGCGACGAGCCACGCCCGGTCCGGGTACGGCAGGTCAGACATCCGCAGCCGGCACTTCGGTCCCGCCTGCGCGGCGGGGATCAGGTGGCTGTCCGGTTCCCACCGCTGTCCTGACACAACCGCAGCATACGAGCCGTGGTGTCAGGACAAGGGGCGCGACATCCACGACTCCAACGACACCACCGCCGCCGACTCGAACGGCATCGCCATGTCCCATTCCAAACCGGCGGCGTGGATCAGTTCGTCGTGCGCGACGACCAGCGCCGACAGGCCATCAGGTTGGTGCTGGCCGGCCTGCCACCCCGTAGCGCGGGTCTCCCAGTCGGGGAAATGTCCGGCCAGCCGGGTGAGCCCGTTCTCCAACTGGGCGAGCAGCGCCGCCGACCGGGTGTGCGAATCGCCGCCGCCGCGCCTCGATCCTCTCGGCGGCCACGCCACGACCGCGATGTCCCGGTCTGCCTGTTTCACTTCCTCGGTGAGGAGCCTGCGGTACGTCTCCCCGGCGGAGAACGCCTCCACCACGATCCGTGATGCCCCCACCTCGACCGCCAACGCGACCGACGCTTTCACCCACTCGTCGGAGGTCATCTGCGCTGTCTTGTCGGCGATCATCACGATGCTGCCGTCCTGGGTGAGGCTGGCCGCGACGATGCCCGCCTCGTCGCCGCTGCCGGATTCTGCCGGGTCCACCCCGACCACGGTCAGCGTCGGGTTACGCGGCGGCAGCAGCAGCCGGTGATCGTCCAGCCACGCCTTCTTCACCAAACCGCCCTCGGGTGCCGACGGCACCCCCATGTACTGCGCGTACCACATGCGCTCCCCCGCCGCCCTGCGGCGGCGGGCGAATTCGGCGGGGGTGAACCCCAGCGCGGACACCATCGCCGCCCCCGCGGGCTTGTCCAACGCGTCCGGCACCGCCGGGTCGCCTATCGCCGTCACGTTCGTGTGCTGCCACTCGTCGGGTTCCCGCTGCAGCAGCTCCCCCGCTAAATCCTGCTCATGCCATCTGGTGTTGTGACTGACCAGACCGTTGGCAATGAAGTTCTCAGTGCGTTCGACCTGGATATCGAAGACTTCCGCGACACCGTCAGGCTCAATCGCGACAATCTCGTCTGTCGTAGTGCGACACGCACAACCCCGCACAGCGCACCGGCTGGTCACATTCGGCGACGGAGCGCGCGACACCCTCGGCGTGCCGCAGAGCTGCCCAGTGCGATGTACACCGTCCTCAAGCGTGGTGAGGTCTGCCGCAACCTTCGATATCGCAACGACGCGATCCCCCGGTTGTAATTCGCTCAGTCTGACCCACGACTCCCTGCCCTCTTCGTCTACGACCAGGAATGGATGCCGCGCATTCGCACGGACTGTTCTTCCTGATTCTAGCCGAATAATAAACACATCATCGCGCCCCTGTGAGCACCAGTTACGCACCGTCGAAGTGCTGACCGCGCCATCCTCGTACGTCGAAATCTCATCCCCAACCCGCACGTCCCCCAACGGCCTCTCGGTGCCGTCGGCCATACGTACGGGAGTGTCACCCGTCATGCACATCACCAGCAGCGCCGACCCGCCGGGATGGATGCGCGTGGACAGCGAACCCTGGTATTCGTTGAGGACACGGCGGCGGTGGGCGGCGCTGTCCGCTTCGACGGCGCCGCCCACCACGTCATCGATGATCATCAGATCAGCGCCGAACCCCACGATGTGCGAGTTGATGCCGGCGGCGAGCATGCCGCCCCTGCGGCCCTCCACCCGCCACCGGCCCACCGCCGTCTTGTCTTGGGCGATCCGGTAGCCGAGGAAATCGGCGTGCTCCCTGACGATTCCGCGGACCGCGCGGGAATGTTCCTGCGCCAGGTCGTCGCCGTTGGAGACGACGACGATTTGCATGTCGGGGTTGGTCATCAGCGCCCATACGGGGGTCCAGATGGCGAGCGACTGCGATTTCCCGGTGCGGGGCGGGGCGGTGATGATGTCACGGCGGTTCGGTTGGGTGACGGCGCGGGCACCGATGTCGGACAGCAGGGCGATGGTGGGGGTGACGACGAAGGTGGGGTCCAACCGGCGGGCGAGGTCTGCCGGTGACTGCGGGCGGTGGTGACGGCGACCAGTTTGGACGTAGCGTGCTGCGGGCAGCGCGCGAACCGGCACCGGGGGCATCAGGTTGATCCCGCGCGGCCGGCGTCACGGGCACGGGCAACCGCCGACCATTCCGACAGCTCATCGACCGGGACACCACCCAAGGCCAGCACCTGACGCGCCACATCGACCTGTACCGGCCACAGCGGGTCTCCGGGGCCCACCACCCTCCCAAACAATTCCAGGGCCTCCTGAGCGAAATCAGACGCCAATTCGGCGGGGTCCAGACGGCCCGCCGCGATGTCCTTCGCCACGGACATGGCGGCGCGGATACCGTCCTGCCTCGGATCGGATGCCCGGTTCACCGGACAACCTCCGGCTCGGTGTCGTCGCATCCCACCCCGTCGTCCACCACCTCGACGTCAATCACACCGGCTTCGGTGAGGGCGAGCAGCTCGGCCTCGGCGCGCTCCAGAATCGCCGCCGCCGACGAAACACGAATGTCCACCTCGGCCGGGACGACGATGTGCATCCCATACAGTCGGGCCTCACGCTCGAAACCGTCGAAGATGGCGCGGGCGATGCTGGCTGTGGCGGCGAAGTCGCCGGCGGCTTGAGCTTTGACGAGGGTGCCGACGAGGATCGCGCGGACCATCCGAATGCCGTCACCGTTGGCGCGGCGGGCCAGCTCGAGACCATCGGGCGGATTCCGTTTGAGCCAGCCCTTTACCGCGTTCTGGGTGTTTTGGGTGTTCGACCAGCCGACGGT